GAAAATTCAAGACCAGATGATGATTCTAACAAACTGAAAGAGCCAGGTGCTACTCTCAGACAAGTTAAGAATGTCGTCAATGCTAAAGCTGCTCCTGCTGAAGAAGTAGAAGTAGACGAAGATCAGGAAGTAGTTTCTGAAGAAGAAGCAGCAACCGAGGAGACCGAGGAAATTCTTGCCGAGTCGGATGAGACCGAAGAGGAACTCGTCGAAGAAGAAGGTTTTGACATCGAAGCAGATGTTCAGGCACTTCTCGAAGGCGAAGAACTCTCTGAAGAGTTTGAAGAGAAAGCACGCACCATTTTTGAAGCTGCGGTTAAGTCCAAGGTTTTTGAGATGCAAGAGTCCCTGAACGAGGCATATCAAGAAGCACTCGTTGAGGAAGTCGTTGCTATTCGCGAAGAACTCACCGAAAGACTTGATTCCTATCTTGAGTACGTTGCTGATGAGTGGTTCCAAGAGAACGCACTTGCAGTAGAGGCAGGTCTTAAGTCTGAAATCACCGAATCATTCCTTGATGGAATGAAGAGTCTTTTTGAAGATCATTATGTAACTATTCCTGAAGATAGATATGATGTACTTGAGAGCATGGTAGATAAACTAGATGAAATGGAGTCTAAACTCAACGAGCAAATCGATAGAAATGTTGCTCTTAATAAGAGATTAGCAGAGTCCACTTCTGACATTATTTTTGCAGAAGTTGCTGAGGGTCTTGCACTCTCTCAAAAGGACAAGCTCGCTGCTCTTGCCGAAAATGTTGAGTTTGAAAGTGAGTCAGACTATCGTGAGAAACTGGCAACTCTGAGAGGTTCTTATTTCCCAGAGCACGCTAGCACTCCAAAGAGCACCTCTGAAAATCTTTCAGAAGAGGTTTCTACCGATGAGGTTATTTCGGAAGAAGTATCCCCAATGATGCAAGCCTATCTGGATACTCTTTCCAGAGCTGCTAAAAAGTGATTTCTAAATTATCAATCAAACTATAACTTTTTAAAGAGGTAAAATTCAAATGCAGATGCACAATACAGAGGCTCTGCAGGAGAAGTGGGCACCTATCCTTGACTATCAAGGAATGGATCCAATCAAGGATTCACATCGTAGAGCTGTCACCGCTGTCCTGCTTGAGAACCAAGAGCAAACCCTTCGCGAGGAGCGTGAGTTCCTTTCCGAAGCACCCACCGTTTCCACCAACACTGGCGCTAATGCAGGTTTCTCTGCTAACGCTTCATCACCCGTTGCTGGTTTCGACCCCGTTCTGATCTCCTTGATCAGACGTGCAATGCCTAACCTGGTCGCTTATGACCTCGCAGGCGTTCAACCAATGTCTGGACCTACTGGACTCATCTTCGCGATGCGTTCCAAGTACAACACCATGGACAGCACCTCCGAGGCACTGTTCAACGAAGCAGATACCGCATTCTCTGGTCAGTCTGCTAACTTCAACAATACCCAAGGTTGGACTAACGGTAACGTTGGTCTGGGTACTACTGCACAGCAAGGTGACAATCCTGGTCTCCTCGATGCAACCTATCCTGCAACTGGCGATGCTACCACCTACAACGTAGGTCAAGGTATGCGTACAGACCAGGCAGAAGGTCTGGGCGATGACACCGGTCACTTCAACGAGATGGCATTCTCGATCGAGAAAGTCACCGTTACCGCTAAGTCAAGAGCTCTGAAAGCTGAGTACTCCTTAGAACTCGCACAAGACCTCAAGGCAATCCACGGTCTGAATGCAGAAGCTGAGTTGGCAAACATCCTCAGCACTGAGATTCTTGCTGAAATCAACCGCGAAGTTATCCGTACCATCTATAACGTTGCTGAGTCTGGTGCTCGTGCAAACGTTGCAACTCCTGGTACTTTCGACCTCGACGTTGACTCTAACGGTCGTTGGTCTGTTGAGAAGTTCAAAGGTCTGATCTTCCAAATCGAGCGTGACGCTAACGCAATTGCACAGCGTACTCGTAGAGGAAAGGGCAACATGATCCTCTGCTCCGCAGACGTTGCTTCCGCTCTGACCATGGCAGGCGTACTTGACTACACCCCTGCACTCAACGCTAACCTGAACGTTGATGACACTGGTAACACCTTCGCTGGTGTTCTTGCTGGTAAGTTCCGCGTCTACATTGACCCATATTCTGCTAACGTATCTGGTAACCAGTACTACGTTGCAGGTTATAAGGGTTCTTCACCTTATGACGCAGGTCTCTTCTACTGCCCATACGTTCCTCTCCAAATGGTCCGTGCCGTTGGTCAGGACACCTTCCAGCCCAAGATTGG